AAAGATATACTGATGATCTGCTGAGGAGTCATTTATCTGAGGTGTAGTCAGTACCGGGCTAGTAAGAGTCTTGTTTGTAAGTGTCTGAGTTGCAGTTGTGCCGATTGCTTGCGCCCAACTTGATAAGCTACCACCGTCATCAACTGCCCAATATAGCCCTCCGCTTTCCGTTAATACGATTTGACCGTATCTAATCTCACCACTTGCCGAGGTGTTTCTAACTGCTGATATGAGTACTGATCTGTCAGTAGAGGGAGCATTTGACGAACTAGCCCCAAGACTAAAAAATCCACTCTTCTTTAACGCTGTTGCCGTTGTGTCTGAGCCATCACTGATGCTTGTATTTCCAGCATTTGACGCATCGCTATCGTTTAAGATGCTTTGAACTTGTGCCGTGGTTTGTGTTAGTTGTCCCATTTCTTATCCTCTCAAAACTTGAGCGTCGATTGCTGCATCTAAAATATCTACCTGAGCATTTGCAGTTGTTTCAATTCTTGCAATGATCTCTCTTGATTTACCAACTGAGTTGATATCGATTGTCTTGTTACCTGTAACGCTTTGAGTGTTAATAGTTGTAAAACTACTGAGGTTTTTTGAAACCTTCAAAGTGACATTTGAGGCTGTACTTGTGTCAACGTGTAGTTTTACTTGATCGATTACCATCTCCGCACCTCCAACATCTAAGACTTCAGAGCTAATCAAAGGCAAGTCTTTGCGCCTCGTCATGTCTGCGCCATCCTGTTGAAAGTTAGAAAAGTCTAATCGATAAATTTTCTTGTTGTCAGAATGTGCGGCTAGGACTTGGCTGAAAGCATGAACGACTGACGTTGTAATAAAGTCCTTCTCAAACCAAGTCTTTGAGGTAACGTGATACGTCCAGATTTGTGATTGATCTGCAAAGATGAAGTCTACGAAATTTTCTTGATGCAAAGAGTAGGCTGACACTCTTGCGTTTGTGAAATCACTCTCATCAAATCCTGCCCATTGCTCACCGATTGCAGGAACAAACAAAGGAGCAAAATTCTCGCCTTGGATCATTCCCGGTCTTCGTGTTGCATCAATGAAGTAGATAACTCCGTCTATACTATCTACAGCATAGGTTCCGCAAATGCCTTGTTGTAAAACTGCTTGCCTTGAAAGAGGCGGTCTACCTGTGCCGCTTGTAAACCATATCTCAGTCGTTGTCTCTCCGAATAGGTATAAGTATTGATCTTGAGAGAAAACCCTTAACAAGTCATCTGGTAAAGCCTCAGCTTGTGCAAAGTCTAAAGAGGCTATGCTTGTGCCATCGTTCAACGCTGAGACAACAAAAAAGCCGTCTGGTTGTTGGTAAATAAACCTTGAGTCTAAAAAGGCCACGCTGCTAGTGAGGAGTAAATCGGTATCGCTAATCTCTTGTAAGCCTCCTGCCACCGTGTACACATACGCATCTGGCGTTCCTCCAGTGCAAATGATTAACTGATTTCTGTCAGTTGCCATCACGACCGGGGTTGGGCTGTTTACAATTTCACCTAAAAACAATGCCCCTCCACCCGAATCAATCGAATACAAAGCCGAGCCTGTAACCTGATACAGAAGTCCATTCGGCCCATCCGCAATCAATCCTCTGTCTGCGCCTCCTGGCGTCACTGAGGCCGTTATTGCTTCAGCCGATGAATCAGTCAGGGCAGAGCCTAAACTGTCTGTAATCGCTTCTCCTGTAGCCTGAAACGATGCAAAGGTAACATGGCCGGGAAACTGCCTATATCCTCTTAGCGTATGAGGAAACAGATTTAAGGTTTGTTGTCTGTTTGCGTCTAGTCGTGTGCTTTGATAGCTAGACTCTAATGGAACTGAAGCTCTCATAGGCTATCGCTATCTATCTCATATTTACCATGCGACCATCTAAGATCACTGGCATCGATTGACATATCTAAAGTAATTTCACTTTCGAGACGATCTTTTGTTTCTTTTGCTATCTCAAAGACTATTGGAGTTGGGTCAAGACCAAACTCTGCCGCCACTTCTACCGCTAGGTTGTAAGCAAGTCCTCGAACTGATCCTGCTGGGATGTCTAGCGTAGCGGTCAAGCTAGAAGGTTCAGGAATGTTCACTAGACCATCTTCCCCAAACTCATTCAGCATATTCTTAAACGCGATAAAAACGTCTGCGTTTTTGTTTGCGTCATCAGTTGAGAACGTAACGCCTGATGTACGCACACGCAAAAGACTCGTTGCTCGATCAATGATTTCCTGACTTGTTGCCATATCTCACCTAAAAAGTAAGCCGGGGTTTTTACGCCCCGGCTAATAGGGGGTTTAGTTAATGCCCACTCTCGTAGCGATCTCAGGACGAATAGTTTTATATCCGTACAAGATGTCTATTCTACAAGGGAAGGTATCAGCACTAATGGAGTAGTCTCGCACGATTCTCATTGAGATACCGTCCATTACTTCTCTCGCACTGAAGTCAACTCCCTCCGGCATGACAAGGTCGGCTGTAGCAAAACAGAAGGCGTCCTTGTGATAAGCCAAAGTATCAGTCCAATCGGCTCCATTACCACCGCCTAACTTGCTAACAGCAGCGTTGTCAGCAGGGCTACCGCTAACATTCTGATTGCCGCCTGAAGCAGTAATAGCGGGTGATATGGATAGACTTGTCGCAGAGCTACCTGAGTTTGCAGTCACGACAAAGTTCTGAAGAACGCCTGTGTCTGCTTTAGTTTCAGGATGAACCCTGTTGACTCCTGCAATAGTGATAATGTCACCAACTAGGAAGGTGGTACTACCACCGTCAACGGTCAAACTTGAGCCAGTTTGAGAGGCTCCGTTCACAAGATACCCTGTCGAGGCCGCTGCTGTACCAGTGGTATGAGTAGGCACTAAAGTGTTTTCATAGTGATCAAATCCACTAATCCGTCCTAACATACCCTCTTTGTACTGCTTGGCGATCTGTCCAGAGTCTTGGAAGAGTCCTTTCGTATCTGCCAGCATATCCACAACACTTTGAGGATCGTGCATGTACACTCGATCACCATAAGGAGCTAGGCCAAGGGTCAGTTCCTTTTGTGCTTTGGTTATGTTGGCAAAAGAGTTTGCAGAGCCTACTCCATTAACGAAATTACTTACGTCCTTTGACATCGAGAAAGCATCGCTTTCAATGTTCGCAGCCAATACCGCCATCGCTGGCTCAATGTATCGTGCTTTAAACTCGTCAATCGTCAAAGACAACTCTTGTGATGAGAACGTAAAGTCCACACCTTTTTGAGTACCAACTGAAAGAGTTACGCTTTGCTCTGTTACGTCTTGCGACGAAAGAGTTGCGCCAGTTCTAACAGTAAACTCGTTAGGAAGTCGGATTTTTAAGTCCGATCCAATTTTAGCCCCACTTTGAGCGTACTGGTCATCATACTGCCGATTGATTGTACCGATGAAGTTGAGCTTCTGATGGAGCACGCTAAGACTTTCTTTGGTGATTATGCTCGGTGTGAGCAATGAATTAGCCATGTTAATTTACCTATTTAATATAGCCCCTTGCCTTTCGATATTCTTCAGGAGACATTTTGTCCAAGTCCTTAGAGACTTTTCCTTTAGGTGTCACCGTCTTTCCAGGCGTAGGAGCGTTAGTCGTGTTAGCACGACGTTTCCGAGAGTTCACTTGTAACGCTGTTGAGATTCTTATCAAATCATCTCTGGCGTCCCTCTCGCTTTTATTGTTCAGAGCGTTGGCAATCTTCAAGTTCTTGCCAAGGTAGTAAGCAACATCAGGGCCATTCGGCAATTCAACAATCGTCCTTGCCACCATATCACTTTGATGAAAATTAGGATTAGTAACAGTTGCGTTAAAATCCTTGTAGTCCAAAGCAAATGCATTGCTTTTCTCAACAAACTCTTGAGACGCAATTTGTGCCTTCTGAGCTTGTAATTGAGCAATCTGGGCTTGCTGTTGTTGCTGCATAACCTGCTGGACGTTCTGAGCATTTACGCTTGAGGTGTACTGTAGAACTGCTTGTTGATGTCTTGCTTCGTCATAGTCGTAATCTTCAAGTCTTGGATACGTTTGAGGCGCATCTTGGGCTTGAGGCTGACTCTGAGCCTGTAAGTAAGCGACTTGCTGTTCTAACTCTTGTACACGAGTGTTTGCATCGTTTTTTTGTCGTGCCAGTTGTGAGATTCTTTCTTGAACGGAGTTACGCTTTTTCTGCTTTTCCTCTGCTACTTGTTCGGGTGTCTCTTCCCCGGATGACTCTTCTGCTTTTTTCTCCTCGGTTTTTGGAGTTTCTACTGCTTCAGAGGTTTCGCCCTGTTCAGGCTCGGGAGCATCTTGTTCGGCTTGCTCAATTTCCGTTGGCAATATTTCAGCCTCAGCGATTGCTGCATCAGTTTCCATGAGTACGTCTCCACGAATGTTTACCTTGCTAAGAGGGCAGCAAGTAAGCCCACGCTTTTACGGTGCGTTAGACCGATTGATCTTCTTCCCCATAAATTATTGACCCTGCAACTGTTGCTGGTAGGCCAATAGAAAACATTAAGTCTTGAAAGGCTTTTCGTGCCGCAGTTCTCTCAACGTCTGTTTCGTATGTTTTCAAACGAGTTATTCCGTACTTTTCTAAAATTTTTCTGATTTGTGGTTCAGATCCTTTAGGAACGATTGCTCCTCCGAATTCTGACAGATCAACAACTCGTTTAGGTTTTGATTCAAAATACTGAGTAGGTGCAGAGCGTAACGAATCTTTGTACTCGTTGATTGCGTCTTTTAAACTGTCTGGGACATCTTTAAACCCAACTTCTCGAAACGCAGCGTCTAATCCTTTTCTTTCTGATATTTTTATTAAGTCCCCTACCTCGTCAGTAAATCTAAAATTATCTGAATCAAACTCATAATATTTTTCTAACTGATTGCGGATTGAAAAAAACATTTCATTTTGTGTATCTTTTAAATCTTCAAGCGCCTCTTTTGTTTGTAGTTGATCTTTTCTTTCTCTTGCTTGTTTTAACGATTTAATTTTTTCAGCAGTTGCAGCCCTTTGCGCTCCAACACTTGACGCAACAAATCCCACCTCTTGATTTGGCCCACTACTTTTCCGCATCACTTTCGTCACTTCTTCTGCGGTGTACGGAGATATTTTTTGTCTTCTTGGTTTGTAATCCGTTTCAGGCATAACTTTTGCCACAAAAACTTTTTCAGGCTCCAAAAGGTCGGCTATTTGATTTTTTCTCCACTCAGCTAATTCTTTATCTTTGCCAATTAAAAAAACTTCTAATTCTTGGTTTTTTTCTTCTTTTACTTTTAAAGGATCGTCACGTTTAGTTATTTTTTTTCTTTCGTAACCTTGATCTAATGCAAACAATTTTCTTGCATCTGGCCTTAAAAAAAAGTCTTTTATTCTGTTAAAACTTGTGCTGTTTGCTCTACTCTTTACGCTTTGTTCTGATAACTCAAAAGGAACATCAGCAGCATAAATATCTAAGTCCTCATCTAATTCTTTCGATGTACCATATTTTTCTTCAAAAATATCGTCTGCGTTCTTCTTTGCTAACTGCATTGGTCTTGGCGCACGAACTGTATAAGCATCAGCAGAAAACATTTCGTTAGTTTTTGAAGCTCTAGGATCGAAACTCTCAGGCTTTCCAACTAAAGTTATTTCTCCAAATCCTGTGAATGGGATGTCTTCTTTTGTGACTGCTAAAGACGGCATTGGCATACCGCCAATCTCGTCAAAACTCTGCAAGGCTTCAGGGCTTGTGTTCTGCAAAAACATTAAATTTTTATCAGGGTCAATTATTTCTTGTTTTATGTCTGCGCTTGGCTGGACTACTTTTGTGACTCTTTTAACAGCCGGGATCATCATTGCCATTGAGCCAAGCTCTCTCGCAGCGTCTTCGCCTAGTGTGCTTTGTACTCTGGGAATGATCTCTTCGTTCAAGACTTGAAAGGCTTTATTGAGTCCAGTTGTTTCTATCAAATACTTAACAGAGTTTATAAGGGATTGCATCCCTGCCTGACCCTCCATTGAGTTTTGATTGTAGGTAAACATATCTCTAACTTCGTCTGCGGCTGCTACTGCTTCGCTGAACGGTCTCTGCCTGTCTTCTACTGTGTTGAGAGAAGCTAAACCAACTGCAAGGGCAGGAACTTCAGAAGCTACAGCAGAACCAACTGTCATAAGAGGTTCAAATCCTGCTAATCTGTTTGACTGTCTACGACGAGCGTAGCCTTCTAACAAGTCTTGGAGTTGATTAGCCACTTGCAGACAGTAGACTACTTAGACGATTAGTCGGATTCTGGCCTTGCATTTGCCCCATACGACTTGCGAGTTGTTGTATGCGCTCCATCCTGCCGCCTTGTCCAGAAGCTCCGGGCATCTGTCCCATACCACGCATCTCGCCCATTCCACGCATCTGCCCCATTCCTCGACCTGCTGGTTCACGAAAAGGAATAAAAGTTTGTAAGCCTGTACTTGGGTCAATTACGATCTGGTATTTCTTGCCGTCTTTCCCTGTGACCATTTGCATGGGATTCATAGGTAGCTCGGGCATATTCGTTTGAGGCGTTGAAGAAGGTAAGGCCGTACGTGGTATATTCATTTGGTTAGCAAGTGCAGTGGCTCCTGCCGTACCTGTTCCCAAGTTTTCTCTGCGAGACATAACCAAGTCTTGAGCAGGGGTTCGGTTCATAGGTCGATTCATTTTCTCATGCCTTTTTTCTTTTTAACTTTTTTCTTTTTTTTCGATGGGCGGCCCACCATGCTTCCGTAAGTTCCTTTTCCTCTTGGCATTTTTTATCTCCTGTATCGTCTGGTTTTCTTTGCTATCTTCTTCGGTTGTGCTGAAGTCTTTTTACCTTTCTTTGCATCGGCTCGTTTCTTCCGAGTCGTTGCTGCGTATTCTTTATCTGACATTGCCTTGATCGCTGCGGAGGGCAGATAACGCTCTCCAGTAGCGTTTGGCCCTTGCGTTGATGGCTTGCCTGACTTTGTGCGCCAATTTTGCGCTGTCCATTTTTTTAAACTCTTCTGTGATTTTTTAAGCCCTGCGGCTGGTCTTTTGCGTTTAGGTGAGGCCATTAAGTTGTATACCCCCCACCTTTGGCCTTATATTGCTTTGCGAGCATTTGTGCTTTTCTCGCTGTCCATTGTCCTCGGCTGCCGCCCTTGTTCCCTGCTTTGATCTTGTTAAAAAGATTCTTTCGCATGGTAGGCTTAGTGTAGTTACCTGCTTTGTTGACAGTAGATTTACTTTTTTTCTTTACGACCATTTTGTTTTATCTGCCCAAAATGCTGCTGACATCTTGCCCTTTGCTATGTTTTTCGCGTGTCTCGCTTTGAAAGACTTTCTTTTGTTCTTTGTGGCTTGACTCTCGCCTTTCTTCGGTGCGCCAGCAGTTGACGCTCCTTGTTGTCCAAATCGAATCGTTTTGATCTTGTCACCTTGCTTTGCCACGACAATGTGAGACTTCTTCGGGTGATTCGGTGTTCGCTTAGGTTTGTTGAATCCTGTAACTCCTGCCCTGATAAGTCTGGGATCTTTTTTTCGCATTAACTTTGCCTTAAATAACTGGCAGTCCTACCGACTGACGTAACCTCATTTGAGCGATCTGCTTAGACTCTAAGTCTTCCTGAGCTTCTGCGAGCTTCATTTGCTCGACCGCTGTTTTCACCGTGTTCATCGATGCTTTGCTTTCTCGTTCGATTGCCTCGGCTCTTTCGGTTGCTACTTCTGCTTGTTTTAATGCGAGTTCTAACTGCGCTGCTTGTTGCTCTAGCTGCTTGCTTGCCTGTATCTGAGACTGAAGTGCAACGGCCTCCTCTTGGTTAGGCTCTATGATTCCTGCTTTGACTCCTGCGCTTCTGAGGCGTTTGATTGCTTCATCGCCTCCAACTAGATCAAGGTTTTGGAATAGAATGTCTCCAACCAACTGACTCATGGCAGGGTTTTGAGAGATCATTGAGGACAGTTGTTCTGCTGTTTCTTGCTTCCGAGTTGTGAAGGATGGGCCGCTAGCGATCTTGATATCGTAGTTCCCTGAGTTTAAGTCCATTGTCTTAACGAATGTCCCGGTCTGAGCGTCCATCAAAGTCTTGTTGACTTGAACTGTCTCTTCTCGCTCGTCCTCACCTATGATCCTAATTGTTCTTTCGGTGTCATACACAGCAGGGATCATGTCAATCATAATCCTTCCGGCTAACTCCATTGAGTCGATTAACTGATCTTGGTACTCAAAGTTAGACATCTCGCCCTGAAACTGTCTTCGGCCGATTGCTACGCCTGAAGTCTCTTGGCCTTGTTGCCCTATGTTTGCATCAAATATCCCGGTGGTTGCTTTAATGTCCTCTGCTGCGAACTGAGCATCTTGTAAGAGTCCGGGTGATCCTTGTGCTGGGGATTCTCGATAGGGTTTTTGGCCTTGATCAAAATTAAACTGAAGAACTGGATCGTTTGAAACCATCATGTTCTTCCACTTGCTCTCATGCCCTTTGATCATGGCAGGAGTCACGAAGTAAGGCTGTTTAGGCGTGAGGGCTGTAACTTCGACTGCCACGCTTCGAGAGTAGTTATAAAGCCTCTGAGCGTCCTTAGCTTTGCGTACGATACCTCTAGTAATGTATTTGCCGTTAATGTTGGAAGTCTTGCCAAACATCGGAACAAGAGGGATGAATCGACCAACGCACTCAACCTCTTCCAATACCTCCATGCCAGTGATCTTGAATCTTTCGACTTTTCTTCTTTGAACCTTCCTTGTCTTGCCGAGAGTAATGCCTTGCAGATTTAGCTCGTCTCTAACTGGTTGGACTTCCTTGAGGTCAACAACTCGGCCATCTGACAATTGAACCAGTGTGCTTTCTTCTAAAACAACTCTAAAATAATCTGCAACTCGGACGTAATCGTCGGTCACCCAAGTATCTAAGTTGCCTCTTGTTTCAAAGTCTCCCTCGCCTGAGTAGCTCTTTGCTTCTGGGTAAAGTCGCTCAAACTCTTTGCGCTCTAAGTCCTCGAACATAAATCCAAAGCGAGCCTCTTGAACGTGTTGAGCTTGGATAATCGGGTCAAGGAGTACAGAAAAGGGATTTTTAATCTCTTTGAGAATGATGTCCTGATCTAAAGAAACGTCATCAATGTAGTTGTGATCTACCATCAGACAACCCCAACCAGACTTGACCGCAAACTTGAATGCCGTTTTAAAGGCTTGTATGCCTCTCTGATCGATTTGACGTATTAAACCTTGGTAGACTTCAGCTATGTCCTCATCGCCTTCCTCTGCGGCTCTGACTTTGACTGAGGGCATTTGTGCCATCTGGCCGCCAACAACTCGGTCAACAGATGCAGAGAGCTTGTCAAAAGTAAGGCATGGCCGATTGTGTCGTGATTCTCGTACAGAATCCTCCCATTGCCCTTCATCGTCATCGATAAAGCTTATGTCAGACAGAGATTGTTCGTAAATGTCTCCCCAACCTTCAGAGGCATTATCAAACCGCTCTCTCGCCTCTTGGACGATTTCGTCTTTTTCTTCTTGATTTCTTTTCATCTACCACTCACTCGCAAAGTCGAGTTCTTGAATGTAAGTATCTTCTTCAAATGCTTGTGCAAACATCCTGAAGGCGTCAGCCCCATTGCTTGCTGCGTTATGTAAAGGCACTTTTCTGAATGTGTCATGTTTTTCGTCAAACTGGTACTGATAGTTTGAGAGAGCCTCTAAGCCTTCTTCACAATTCTCCTCATGGAACCAACAAGCTTTGAATTTATCTCGCACCATCGCAATACCATCTTCAACGCTTGCTATCCTCGGAACAGTTGTTATCGGATGCACTCCTAAGCCTTCCAAGATGTCTCTCCTGCTTCGGTTGTTACTGCCTAACGAGATCACCTCAACATCGTGAGGAAGGTAGTGCGTTCCGTAGAGATAGCCTTTTTCTTTCAGGACATGAGCGTAATGATCTAAGTCCACTAGCCTATGTTCATAGTAATCAATGAATCTAAACTCTTTTCCGACTGCTTGCATAAACCATATTGCAGTTGAATCGTTCCGGCCAAGATCGAAAAATGTATGAACCTCAAGGCTTTCGACAGGGAACCAACAAATCCTGCCCTCGTCTCTGGCTTGCTGAAGTTGCTTTCTGTAAATCGATCCGTCAACAAATTGTTTTAGCTCTCCTTCGTAAACATGGAGATATTCTTCCTCGTTCTGGTCTTTAAGGATTTGCATCTCTTCTGGGAGAGTCGTTTGACTAAAGTAAGGATTGTCCCGGTAGCTAACTTTCTTGACCATTGCGTTTTGTGGTGGATACAGAACAAATCTCTGATAGGCTGCGTCAGTCTTATGTTCTGGATTGAAGCTCACCCAAATCTCGGATCCGGGCTTTCGTATTGAAGGTATTAACGTCCTCCAAGAGTTCTCACTAACCGAACTTGCTTCCTCAACCCAACAAAGGTCAATGTTATCGATACTCTTAATTGACTGAATGTTTGCTAAGAGTCCAGTAAATATGAACGTCGTGCCATTTACCCCACGAATCTCGTTCTGCGTGACTTCGTAGAACCTTTCAAGTCCTAACGCTTCGATCCTCGATGCCAGTAGAGAATGAACACTATCCTTGATTGATCTCTGAATCTCTCTGGCGCATAGAATTCTTTTCGGGGTTTCTGTTCCCTTTAGTAAAAGGGCTGAAGCCATCTGTACAGACTTCCCGGCTCCTCGGCCTCCCCAATAGCATTTAATCCTGTGAGGCTCGTAAAGTTCTTTAAATGCGGTTGGAACCCTACGTTTCAGGCTGATCACTGAATTGGATTTCATAGGCGGCTATTTGTACTGGGTAATCTTCGTCCCCGGAAAGCTCAATGCTCTTGAGATCGGGTAAATACTTGCTTACGAGCTTGATCCGGCTGTCGATGGCTCCTTTGATACGACTTACTGAAACACTGTCCATTTCAGTGTCCAGCTCCTCTAATTTTTTAATCGACTCAACGACTTGCTCAATGTGCTTCTGGTTGGCAAGTTGTTCTCGCAGACTATCCTGTCTGATCTTCCGATTCGTCTGCGCTCTCGTCATTGCCATCGTTTACTTCCTTTAACTTCTTCAATACTTCAATTTGTTCAATCATCTGTTTGATCTGGCCGCCTAACAAAACGCATTGGTTCATCGCATCGTTTCGCTGCTGTTCTAATATCTCAATTCTGCCCTTTAACTCTTCTGTCACTTGCCGACCATCTTCTGAGCTTTTTTGTGTGCTGCTGAAAAAGTCTTTCCGGCCCTCATTTCTTTCCGCATCATCGCCATGTGTTTAGCGGAATGATGTTTAGAGTGATTTTTTAAAGCTGTCTTTTGCCGATCGGTCAGTTTTTTTTGCATCAAAAATGCCTATGGTCTGTTGGATTATTTACCTTCACTTTAATAAAGCTAGCGTCTTTCTTTCCATTAGCATAAGTCGCAGTCACTTTTATCACGCCATCCCCGGAATGAGCCGAGCTTGCGTAGAAACTAGCCACGTTACTACTGACTGAGGGAGTTGTAAGGGTAAGTCCTTGTCTGCCTTTGCTTTCGGCCGTAACGCTTGAAACTGATGTACTCTGATCTGATGCTGCGTTACTGAAATCAACTTTATACAGCATCTCAGTAGTTACGTTCTGTCCGTAGCTCCGATTTTGTGAGCTATTCCGATGGGGGTCAATAAGAATGCGTCTGCTCATTTCCTGCGCCTTGCCTTGGCTTTCTTTTTAACAATCCTATTGATCTCTCTGGCTTGCCCCTTGTGAGTCCGGCTTGCCTTGTTGAGAGACTTAGCAATTTTTTTAAGTTTTCTTTCAACTCGTTTGGTCATGGCATTTCTCAAAACAATCAGCGGGGAGGGAGATAGAAAGTAAAAACATTCCCCGCGTCATGTCATCAATGAAAGGTGATTCATGCACCGGTACGCTGAGACTCCCTCAAGGGGTTAAGAGTCAGCAGTCGCACCTTGACATAGATTACATCATAAAAAACGTCTTGCAAAGGGTTTTCTGGTATCACGATCCTCAAAAAGTGGTATCACGATACTGACACGCAAATAATTATGTGTAATTAACTGCGCGGAACTTAGTGCAGAAAAATGACCGATTTAATTGCACTAAACTTGGTGCAGAAAAATACCTCATTTAATTGCACTAAATTACTTGCGCTGATAACTTATCTGAAATTGAAGTTGAGCGAGCCAAGAAAGAGGCTCAAGCGGCTTTAGAAGGTGTTGAGGCATGAACGAAACCAAAGAAGAGAAAAAAGCCCGGCTCAATCGTGACCGGGTTCAACGCCATAGGCTTAAACGCAGGAGGCAGGGACTCGTTAAGGTGGAGGTGTACGTCCTGCCTCAGTTCAGAAAAAAACTCTTAGACTTTTCTAAGGGGCTTTCTTCCGTTTAGCTTTTCTGGGCTTGGCTTTTGGGGGTTCTACCTCTGGGGTCAAGCCTAATAACTTTTTAATCTTTTCCCATAATTTACGCATAGTTTTTTCCTAATTTTTCATCCAATAAAACTTGAACCAAATCAAATGCAGTATTTTTGAGTTCTCTTGCTTTCGTTAGGCTAACGCTTGCCTCTTTCGCTACTCTCTTCATGTCGCCTGTACTGTAAAACCATTTTAAGACTAGAGGATACTTACTGTTTACCTTACTAATCTGCCCGATAATCGAGTCAATCAAAATCAAATCGCTACTGATGATGTCCCTGGGCGGTGACTTCGTTTCCTTTGCGTTGATATAAGACTTCAAGGGATTCCGCTTACCTCCCACCTCTAGGGCAAAGTGTCCATCGAGGAGACTCTGAGCCTTGTAGGGATTGGCTGATTCTTGCGCCAGTTCCCTCACCCACAACTCGATTAACTTATCAGCTTTATCGGCGAGGGTCATTGGCTAACGCTAGGACTCGTTCACTCAATCTTTTGGCTCGATTCGGTGTTTGATGTAAAGCCCACTTACTATCCATCATTTCCAAGGACGCACCGCCATAAGCTCCTTCTTGAAAGTAC